ATTATACCAGATTAAAGTAAACAAAATACAATTAATGATTGAGTTGCAAAAGTTAAAGGAATTATTATGATACAAAAACTAACTAACTACGCATCTATTATAGGTGTCATTGGTGCTATTGGTGGTGGCTTTTATGCCTGGGGAGAGTTTAATACTAGACTTGATGGCATAGAGAATAAAGAATTTGTTGTTAATGAAACAGTTGATCTTACACCAATCAATGAAAAGATTTCTAATTTAGAAGTAGAAATATTAGATCGTATGTCTGCATTAGAAGATGAATGGATGGCTAGAGATAATGATACCAATGATGATATATTAAATGATATAGCTGGAGTTCAATCAGAAATAAAATCTTTAATAGATAAAATGGGTATTGCAGATCGACAGTTGCAACTTAATATTGTTGAGTCATCTGATAAAACTTTTAAAGAATTTGGTAAACTAAGAGATTTAATTAATGAGTTATCCAAGAAGATTGCTATTGCTGAAAAACAAACTGAATTAAATAAAATATTAATTGATGAAATAAAAGCAGAAGCAAGTAATCCTTTAGGTGGGTAATGTCTGATTGGGAAAAAGATATTGCAGAGTTGCGTACTGATGTAAAACATATGTTGCACAGCCAGGAGATTATGCAAAAACAAATTCGTGATCTTCAAAAATTTAGTTCAATGGGTGCTGGCGGTTTAAAAGCATTGGTTATTATAGGAATAGTTTTAGGTGTTGTTGCGAAGTGGATGGGATTTTTTGATTAGTTTTGTCTTATGCTAAAATAAAGGTTGGTTTACAATCTGAATTTATTGCAGCTAAATGGCTGACAGAAAACAATTATACTGTGTATTGGAAAACACAGGACATGGACCCAATAGATTTAGTTGCGGTTCATAGAGTATCAGGAAAAGTTTTAAAAATAGATGTTAAAACAGCATCAATACGAAAGACCTGGAAACCAGGTACATTAATACAAAGAGTACAAAGTAAATATCAAAAACAATTAGGAGTAAAAATTTTATATGTCTTTAAAGATGGAAGATGCAAGTTTAAGTGAGCTTAAAGAACGCATCCGTTTACATGAGGGTTATCGTCTTGAATGTTATGAGGACCATTTAGGTTTTTTAACAGGTGGGATCGGTCATAAAATGTTGCCTGGGGAAGAAGTACCAACAACAGAAGATGGCTGGTTAAAAATATATGACGAGGACTTTGATAAAGCAATCGAGGGAGCAGCCAAAGTATGTCAAGGTATGGATTTACCAGACAGAAAATTTGGTGTGTTTATCGAAATGGCTTTCCAGTTAGGAGCAACTGGTTTGTCTAAATTTAAAAAAGCTCTTGCAGCAGCTAGAGAACATCAATGGCAAGAGTGCCACGATCAACTTCTCGATAGTCGCTGGTATAAACAAACGCCAAACAGAGCAAAACAGTTGGCAGAAATAATGTTGGAGGACTAACATGGAAAAGATTAAATACTTTTGGAATGGACTTACTAAGCGAGGTAAAATTCTTGTAGTAGCTGTTATAGTTATTGTAGCAGTTATTGCTTGGGGTCAATTCTAATGTTTAACTTACTACTAGGACCCCTGACCGATATAGTTGGTACTTCGGTCAAGGGTTTCATTCAAAATAAAAAAGCAAAAACAGAATTAAAACTTACAGAAATTAAAGCATCTAAAAAAAGGATGGAAGATATTGCTGCTGGTAAAATTGCCTGGGAGCAATCTGCTGTTGATCAAATGCAAAGCAGTTGGAAAGATGAATTTTGGACTCTTATTTTTGGAGCAATTTTGCTTGGTTGTTTTCTACCATGGACACAAGATTATGTTGCAAAAGGTTTCATATTTTTAGATGAACACACACCTCAATGGTTTGCCACTTGTTTAATAATTTGCATTAGCGCCAGCTTTGGTATCAAAACAGCAAAAGGAGCTATAGGTATTTTTGGCAAGAAAAAATAAAAATATTGTTATTCCTGGTATGTGGTTCTTTTCTAAAAACCGAACCCAACAAGAAGAATATAAAAAAAATAATCGACCAACGAATTGTAAAAATTGTAATCAAACACCAATACATTCAAATGATGGTTTAAAAACTTGGATGTGTGGAAAGTGCCAATTTAACGAATTTCAGCCAAAAAAAGTGTTGATATTTTGAGCATACAGAAGGTTGTAGCACTTCCCCCTTGTGATTGTACCCCCCTAAATTAGCTTAAAAGTATTGTTGCAACCTCATCTGAATATTTATTAGCAACTTCATTCTGCTGCCACTTCTTCCCTCGTTCATATAATTTAGTCATAGATTCTGATGAATGACGCAAATGTTTTTGTGCTGGAATACCTAAAAATCCTCTAATGACAGCTCCAAAACTTCTAAAATCATGTAGTGTAATATTTCCCTCAAATCCTGAATCTTTAAATATTTTTTTTACACTTTTTAAAACTCTACCATGTTGTTTTGTCGTTCCTTCCCTAGATGGAAATAATAATTGTTTATGATTTTTATATTTCCAATTTTCCATTTCTTTTTTCCAAGGTAAAAAAACTTTATTAGTAAACATTTCCCCACAATACACCACATCCTCAGACGATACATTTTTTGTGCTTTCTGTAGTTATATTTGTTTTAATATCGGTTGTTTTATTTACATAAAAACAATGTAATTTAGTGCTATAATCATTAAAAGTTAATGGCAAAACTTCTGATATACGACCATTAAACATAGCCATAGTAACCATAAAAGCATACCAATAATTTCCTAAAAAATAACCAGGACTATAAGAAGTTTCTAACCTAGAATAATTTAAAGCATTTTTTAAAGTTGGTAACAAAACTTGTTCAGGATCTAAACCTTTAAATATATCAGGTGTTTTATTTTTTTCTCTTTTCTTTGCAGATCTAAATTCAGAACGATCAACTAATTTTGTTAAAAACATTGGTACTCCAAGTTTATGTTTAGCAGCCATGTTTAAAATATTACCAATAGTGGACCAACAATTTTTATTATCTCTAATAGATAGTTTGATTAAAAACTGATCTGATAATAAAGATAAATAATCTACATCGATATTTTTAATTAAAGTATCTTGTAATTTAACATTATTAAACTCTAATTCTTTTATTAAATTCCAACATCTTATTATACCTTTATAGCTTGTTTCTTTAATAACTTTGTTATCAAATTTGCCTTTTTCTTTAGCCAATAATAATGCAGCAGCATCACTAACTTTACTGTTTGTTTTAGTAAATGTTTGTGCTTTTATTCTATTTTCAGCATCATTTATCTTATTTTTAATATCTTCTTTACTAGCACCAAAGATAGTTGATGCTATTGATTTGTCTATTGTGTCATAAATAACAAAGTAAAAAATATTTGTTTTGTTTTTATTAATTCTATTTTTTGGTGTATCGCAGTAATTTCTAACAATATATCTATTTTCCATATCTTCCCTATAATATAATTAGTTATATATACTTATAGCATTATTTTCTAAATATAAACATAACAATTCGCTTAGTCATCACTTTTTATTGTTATTCTTTTTGTTATGTTTTTGTATGTTATGAATAGTTATTATCAGTTATTTCCTGTATTTTTTAGATATTAAAATTATATATTTTTACTATATTTTTATGTAAAAAACTGGTTTGGGACCAGGGGGTCGAAGGTTCGAATCCTTTCTCCCCGACCAAAAATTAAGCATACTAGATCAGTTGTTATGCTTATTGTTATGTTTTTTTATTTTTTTATATTTTATAAAATGGTCCATAGACCAGTTGGTCATAGAGTAAATTGCTATCTACTTTTCAAATAAATTAATCCACAATCACTACAAAAAGGGAAAGCGTGGATAATAGCAGTAGCTTCTTTTTTACACCCCTCAGATCTACATTGTAATTCTTTATTATCCAATGCACTAAGAGCTTTTATTATACCTTGATGATCTTCTTCTCGCATATCGCTTTGTTTGTTACTAGGCAGCCATTTGCCTTTTAATTTCATATTGTGCCACCATATGATTCATTTTCATCAATGGCTTTCTCACAATTTCTAAGATGATTTTTTTGTAACTCTTGTAAGTATGCTAACCATTTTTCAGGCGTTACGTTCTCATGCAGCATCCCAACAGTTCTAGCTATTCTTTTAACACGAAATTTTATAATATTATCATTTTCATCTGTTTTATAAAAAACTACAAATCCTGGCACATCAAATTTTAACGCTATTTTTTTAGTTAATGTATATGCTTTAAATTTTTGACCAGTATCTTTTGCTAGTTCAACGATTGCTAAAATTTCCGTACAGTGTGGACACACCTCAACGCTATCTACATCGATCATAGCAATCTTATCAAATTTACGATGCCATTTGCTATAAGGTTCTTGTTTTAGATTACTATACCAATCTCTAGCCATTGTGTATTTCAACTGTCCTGGCAGAGTATTTAATTCTTTTAATTTTTTTTTGTTTTTCTAAAGAAGTAACTAAACGATGAATACCTGATTTACTTTTTAAATTAACAGCTTTCATCATTTCATCATATGATGGTGAAAAATCGTTTTGTTGTATGTAGGTTTTTATGTACTTAAATAATTCAGATTGTTTTTTTGTCATGTTGCTTTAATTTTTCTAATTCTTGTCGCAACTTAAAATTTTCATCAGTTTTATCTGTTAATAATTTCATCATAAATTCGTCATTTAATTTTTTTTCTTTTTTTAATTTCCTTAATTCTTTTTCTAATTCGTCAGACATTCTTATATTTATCTCTAATATTAATTAATTTTAATTTTACATCTTCCAGGTACACAGCTAGATCAAGAGCTTCTTCTATTGCGTTATCTATTCCTGTAATTAAACCATAATTAGCACCAGCCATGGTGTTGCCATATTTTTTAATACCCATGTTAGATCTATTAATCATTTTTTCACAAATTTTTTTAACTAATGGATCTTTTGCCATTTCATCAGGTATTGTTATTAATTCTTTAGCGGACAAATCTGTCATAAATCTTTCTCTTGCACCCATTGTTGTAATTTTTGATAAGAAATAAAAAAATTTTTACCTATTTTTTTCATTGGTAATTCTTCTTGTAATCTCATGCGATGTACTCGCATATTTAATGCAGCAGTAGAGAGCTGCGGCTGGTGTTGAAACAATATCTTACCAACCGCAACAGTATCTAACAATGATAAGGGAGTTATATGCATTAAAATTTATCAAAGCTAGAATCCGATGATTCTTTTTTCTTAGCTGCTCGTTCCATAAATT